CTTGATAGCTTAATGCGCCTAAGACTGCGGCTGGAAGTTCAGAAATCGGCACTTTACCGCCTGAATCAAGGGTTGCAACGCCTAACGCTGCGCCAGCATCTTTGGTTGATGCCGTTCCAAGACCTGTAATGTCTGTGTTTGGGATGGTAGCCGAGCCTGTTAAAGCAGCAGTTCCAGTACCCTTTACATAGCCTGTCAGCGTAGTAGCCCCTGTACCGCCATTAGGCACGGTTAAAGTGCCAGTAATGTTAGATGCAGGGATGGTTACACCGCTAATCGTACCGCCTGTAATGGCTACGGCATTGGCATTTTGCTCTGCCATCGTACCCAAACCCTCTAATTCATGGGTATCGTTCCAGTTACTTGGGCGTACTACTGACGCATCATCCCCATCAGGAATAACGCTTACAAACTTATGTTTGACTGTTATTGGCATTATTGGACACCTATGATTTTGCCGTCAGCACCTCTAACTACAGTTTTTGGTCTGCTATGTTGTGCATTGATTGTATCAACCAAAGCACTAATAGCTTGAGCCATTTGCATATTACCTTGACCAATAGCGTCAGCAATCGGTTGCATTGGGCTTTCCATTGACTTAGCCATGTCCATTTCAGTCATGTAAGCCATTGCGCCATCAGACTCATCTGAACCAATACGAGCTACCTCAATCTTTGCGCCATTGTTAATGTGCGCTAACAAGACTTGGGTATTGCGCTCAGTCATCATCTTCATCTGAGCTACCTTCATCTCCATCTCTCTGTCCATCATATTGCGCTGTTCTTCAAGTTGGAATTTAAGCTGGTTTTCTTGAGCTTGGTACTCTTGCTTGGCTTTCTCTAGTTCCATCTGAGCAGCCATCTTCTGCTGTTCAAGTTGGGCTTGCATCTGGAGCTGCTGCATCTTAGCCTGGTTATCCATCTGAGCCTTCTGGACTTCAGGTGGCAATGGCTTGGGTTGTCCTTCTGCTTGCTGTGCTGCAATACGCAGTTTATCGGCTGTTTCGTCAATAATGCCTTCTAATTGCTTACCAGCTTTAAATGCAGTAACGCCAAACTTGAGCATTTCTAGTGCCATATTTGCTAGTTCAGGGGCTTGTTGCACCATTGGTACGGCTTGCTGAATAAAGCCACCTACAGCACTTAAAAACGCCATTCTGTCGGCTTTTTCTTGCTGTTCATCCTGATAAATCATTGAGTCGGAAGTGACCTCAATACGGAAGTTCTTGGATGCTTGGTCACGCAATAGGGCAATAGCTTGTGGAATAAGCTGCTGATCTTGCTGTGATAACTGCATTGCACCTGAAATACCAATCAAAGTTTCATCTGTAAAGTGAGTACAGATAATCTGCGCTTTGATGGATAACAAGGTAGTAGCAAAGTCTACGACTGCGTGTTGCATCGTCTTTAAACGACCAGCAGCATTGTTTGACTTGATAATCTGTGCGCCAAGGGTTTCATTAGGGTCTGTTTGACCACGCTGAATGTCGGCAATACCCATCAATTCATAGATTTGACCCTTAACTTGTTCCATTGCTTGATAGCATTGAGCTAGAGCCTGTGCGAATGGGGTAATGTCTACAAGGTCAATAGCCCCTTTCATGCCTTGCTTCTCAGCAAAAGCCATCCAGTTGTCTACTGGAATAAGGGTATTGTTCTCGCCTTCGGAGAATAAACGCTGCAATTCGCTATTACTTGCATCGTATACACCACGCACTTTGAGGGCATTAATCAAGCCATCAATGCGGTCACATAATGTGTCTAATTCCCTAGCTTGGTCTTGGTAGATTACAAAGTCAGGAATTGGCTCTAATGAGTCAGTAGTGAGGGTTGAATATAGCGGTTTAGGGCAAGGAAAGAAATTCTCTAGCTGTAATGGGTCATCACGCTCATCAAGGATTCTGCCTAAAGACTTAGAAATCCAAAGGACTTTACCTGTTTCTTTGTCCCAAATCTCATATACAACGGCTTCATACTGCCCATCCATAGGCTTGTACGAGTTCTTATCGTCTTGTGGCTTGGTGTCTAACGGTATCTTGTAGCCTAGTTCTTCACCAAAACGCTCAACAAGTGCAGGGCGTGTCATATAGACCTTACGCCATACGGATGTCACTTCTTCCCATGTTCTTGCGCCTGGCGTATGTCCAAACTCCTTCCAATGCACATAGTCTACAGGGCAGCACTCGTACTCAATGCGCTCTGGATTCTCATTCTCCATGCCTTCAGGCGTTTCTGCTTCGTCTGAATCTTCGGTTACTTGGAAGCCATCGTCAGGCTCACCGACCTCATCGACTGCAAAATGTGGCTCATAACGAACCCAAGCTACACCACGACCACCCAATAGGCGGTCAAGTACCGAGTTGTTCATGGCTGATTTGTAATCACCGTAATGCTCAATCTCAAACTCCAATGCTCGCTCTAACATCATTGAAGCAACACGGCCTACAGGGTCATTGTCCCTAAATCTACGGCTTACATCAGGTCTTGGCAACCGAGCAAAGATAGCTGGTTGGATTGTCTGTACATTTGACCAAAGGATATTAAACCGAGCATTAGGGTTACGGTCATAACGACTGTCATCCTTATATTTCTTAACAATACGGTCTGCTCTGGCTTCCCAACGCTTATATTGGCGCTCATAGCCCATGATTGTTTTGTACCAATCCTCGTATGAGTGATTTACCGTAGCTTTGCCGTTTGCCATAATGTTGCCCTAATGTTGAAGATTTTGGCGAAATGTTAAGACATTTTACCTAAATTTAATATCTTTGGCTAACTTTTGTCTTAGTTTCTTTCCAAAGGTCATTAATTGTTACATCGGTTTTGCCAACGAATACACCTCTAATTGGCTCGTCTTTGGTCACAATCTTGGCTTCTTCTTTCCATGCAATAGCCAGCATACGAAAGGCATCAGCGCCATGCGATGTCCAATCATGCCTTGGTTTATCTCTAAATACCTTCTTGTCCTCATCGTATTCACGCTGATATTGCCTTAAACATTCAATGCCATCCTCGCATTTATGGTCAAACCAGGCTCTCATTAGGGCTAAACGAGTAGCTTGAATACCATCTTGCAGCGACAGGCTTGGGACTATCTTCATCTTGCTGACCTCTAGCTTATCCCCCAACTGCTCAATAATCGAGCGATTTGAGGCTAAAGTCTTGGCCCTAGCATCATGTGGCAGGTAGTGTTTGCCATAGTCATACATCCGTTCTTGTTCCCTAGATTCTATGATTCCGCAGTAAAACGCTACTGGTTGCCCATTGGAGCTATGGTAGTCAAGCAATCTAATCTCTCCATGCACCACCTGAAACCACCAAATAGCCGTATCGTCTGAGTAACCCAAGTCCCATGCCGTATGCACTTTAAACATAGGGTCATGCTTAACTTCTTTGATTCTGCCTTGGTCGGTAAGTAAACGCATCTCTTTACCGTAGAAAGCACCTAAGATTGCAGACTCAAAGTCGCACTCAAACTCTTGCAAATACTGATCCTCAGACATCATCTTGGCTGCATCTTCTAGCTCGGAGTCTGCCAATAGTCCTGTTTGGCTGGCTCTAAGCGTCTTTACATACCAAGAGTCATCCTTAGTCGCATTGTTGTATATGTCCCAGAAAGCATTGTGACCCTTTGGCGTACCAATAAAGGTAGCCCAGCCCTGTCTATCAGATAGCAATGGCCTAATAACAGCCCCAAATATAGAGGGTTTCATGTCTGCAAACTCATCTAGCACTACGCCATCAAGGTACAGACCACGCATAGCATCAGGATTATCAGCCCCAAATAGCCTGATTCTTGAGCCATTGTCTAGTTCTACCCAAAGTTCAGACTGGTTGGCTTTAACAAGCGCAGGTGCAGCAAACCGCATAAGGTAGTCCCATGCAATCGTCTTGGCTTGTGCATAGTAAGGGGCTACATAAGCATACCTACCATCAGGTTTAGCTTCTAGCAGGGCTTTACGGATAATGTCGTTAATACAGGCTACGGTTTTGCCACATCGTCTATGAGCAACAATGATTGACCAGCGTTGTTGTCTGTAGTGGAAGTCTTTAAATACAGCCCTAGGTTTGTAGTCAAACTCGACTACTTCTTCTAGTCCTTCCATTTGTACACTTTATGCACAATAGGGGCATTGGGATCGCCCACCATCTCAGTTCTAGCTAATTTAGGTACTGCGTACTCAACCATGTTCTGTACGATGTCACAAGCCTTGCCTGGATTCGGAAGCACAATGTACTTTCCTGTTTCATCGTCTTTAAGCCCTTCTGCGGTGTTATAGAGCCATGTTTGCAGATATGGTAGGTTGGCATCAAGAAGTTGTTTAACAGCCTCACGAGCCTCTTGAGTGACCTTATTAGGCACTCCTTTAGCCCTTCCACCTGTCTTTTCTCTAGTTTTTTCTACTTTAGAAGTCATATAATCTCAAGTAATTGATTTATAAGGCTTTTATTCTACCCTATTTTTTATGCAATGTCAGGGTCATGTATCTTGTTCATAGCAGCTAACAAAGCAACCTTACGCTTCATACGCTCATTGGTCTTTCTGTTAAGAATGTCACCTTCACCACCTACTGCTAATTCTTGTGGCTTTGGCTTATTGCGCTCTATCTCTTGCTTTTCCAAGGTAGATGTATGCTCTGGTCGTAGCAAAGCAGCTTCTTTTTTAAAAGTTCGGCTCATTGGTTTCATTACATATCCTTCATTTTTTCAGTAATGACATCTTTTCTAGTCTTGGCTGCTTCTTTAAAGTCACTAGCAGTAGGAGCGCCTTTAGCACCAGGCTTCTTCATCTTTTCGCCTGAACCAGCTTTAATGCGCTCTCGTTTGGCATGAATATTTGCATAAAGACCTGATTTCATTAGCATTTCCACCTTGCTCTAGCTGCTTTTCCTCTTTCCCCTGTCCATCCCTTAGACCTTGCACAAAAGCTGTCATGTCTAGGCCCACTTGACTGGGGGGCTTGTAAATTAGCGTTGTTTTTAGCATTGTAGGCTTTTCGCCCTGCTGCTGTCATTCCAGCGCCTTCTTCTACTGTTTGGTAATGCTTGCCCTTGCCAGTAGTAGTCTTGGCTATGGGCTTGTCATGCTTTTCTACAGCAGCACGAATTTGGTCTTTACGACTCATCACGCTTTCCTAAAAAGCGACCATAGGCTTCTTCTAGCTTGGCTTTACGCTTACCTTTAGCATTATCACGCTCTACATTTAAAGCAATAGCGACTGCCTGTTTTTTAGGCTTTCCAGCTTTCATTTCAGCTTTAATGTTTTTTCCGACTGATTGGACTGAGCCAGATTTGTCTAAAGGCATGATTATCTCCAAGTTTCTGCTAGTATAAAGCCAATTCTAAAGGAAATCATGGACTTTAACGAGATTTTTAAAGAGCTTTTTAGTCTGACCAAAGACGGTTCTATTCCCAATACATCCCCACTAGCTGAAAAATTACGCAATCTTCCAGCGTTTGCACTTAACACCAAACTGTTTGGGCATGAATTAGCTGAGAAATATTATGGGTATAAAAGGCTTCCTGAAAAGTTTGATGCTTTTACCCAAGGTTGGAAAGCTAGTGTTTATGATGATTTCTTGCAAAAGTGGTTTATTGATACTTGTGAAGAATTAAAGATTGCTCCTGTTTTGCATCGTAAGGTGTGGGAAGAAACCTATGTAGTCAATACATTGCGTTCTAAGCTAAAACCAGGCATGAAGGGTATTGTGTTTGGTGTAGGTGAGGAGCGTTTACCGTCTTTGTTTGCGTCTTATGGCTGTGAAATCTTAGCTACAGACTTAAATCCATGTGAGGATGCTTCTAAAGGATGGGCTGCTACTGCACAATTAGGGTCTTTAGATAAAATTTACCATGCAGACTTAGTAGACAGAGAATCCTTTGACCGCCTTGTGTCGTTTGAATACGCTGATATGAACAATATTGGCAAACATTTACATGGGCAATTTGATTTCTGTTGGACACTATGTGCGTTTGAACACTTAGGGTCTATAGAAAAGGGTCTGCAATTTATTGAAAATACAGGGAAATTGCTAAAGCCAGGTGGTATTTCTGCACATACTACTGAGTTTAATTACAGTCGTACCGATACCATAGATAACTGGGGTACTGTTCTGTTCCGCAAACAAGACTTTGAATCTTTGGCTAATCGCCTTACAGAGTACACCTTACCGCCAATAGACTTTAATGTAGGGGAAAACCCTATAGATTCGTTTATTGATATGCCGCCTTATGCTTGGCATGAAGGCCACAATAAAAAGCTAAATCATTGCCATTTAAAGCTAATGGTAGACGGTTATCCATCTACCTGCTTTGGAGTTTCATTTCAAAAAGCGTAGTTTATAAGTAGTTGAATCTATTTGGTCAGCAATAGCGTCTATAAGGTTGCAGAGTTGTTGGTCTTGCGGAAGGTCATCTCTGGCTTCTTTAACAAACTTTTGTAGGCTTTGCAGATATTTTAATGGGTCTTTAGGCTGGTGATATACGCTAGGAAAGCTAGTAATCTTGTCGTATGCGCCCATGTAAGCCTCTACATAAGCATCAGTTAGTTCTACTATGTTGTCATAGTATTCGCCTAGGGCCATGTGTTTGCTAAAAGAATCTGTAGACCAATGAAAGAAATGGGTATTAGTTGCTGAGTGCAACAGGGTAGCAGCAAATAACGCAACATTGCTATTCATAGGAAATTCCTTTAAAAAACGCCCTATTTCTAAGGCAAAGTACCTCACGCCACTACATTATCTTCCAAAACATTAATGTATACAAGACAACCACCACCTTTTTTAATTTCTCCCCTGTTTACTATCAAAACATCTATTTGCTCATCGTTATCAAATACACCGGCATCAGCTAGTGCATCCCATAGGGCCTTGATTCGGTTATCAATGTCTTGTTTTCTGCGGTCTTTTGGGTACAAAGTGACTTGAAACTCTAGCCTAGCAGTACCTAATTTAGGCACTTTGTATTCAACTACATAGTCAGATATAGCTTTTTTAAATGCTACACCGGCTTTAGATACAAAACGCCTATGACCATGAATACCCCAATAGTGGTTTATAGAAGGCGGCAGGGGCAGGTTAAGCACTAACATTTATATCTTTTTCTGCCATGTGGCAAAAAATTCCACATTCAATAGATTGTTCTGTTGGGTAGTCACCAGCGTCTAATGGCAACTCTGTAAGCCAAATGCGTTCGCCTTTATGTTTAAGAATTTTAGCCCCTACTATGCGCTCTATCCCTGCCATACGATCAAATTGTGCAGGAAAATCATGCCGTATTTTGTTCCAATAGCCCAAGCCACCTTTTACGCACCCTATGCAGTTGTTGTTTTGATAGCCGAGCTTATACATTGCTGGAAGTTCAATACCTGCCCTGTCAATTATAGCCAAACAATCAGACTTTCCCAAGCCTTTATCTATAAGGATTGACCATAAATTTACATTGTTGTTAGCGTCTATAAACCGATCTACTCGGTCTTGTTCTTCTGCGGTGTACCCAAATACTTGCCTGTCATTAGGCAATTCAAAGGCTTTTCGCATATCTTTTTTAAGGTGTACGGTACATGGCGCACCACCAATACCTACAATGTACTTACGCTTTTCAAACACCTCGTAAATACTGCCATTGTATTTTTCGTTTTCAATAACTTTTATTGGCTGACCAAACCATTTTTCGCAATCTTTCATAAAACGCAAATTGTCAGGGTGTTCTTCCTTAACATGGCAGTAAACCACCTCAACAGGTGTTTTGCTTTCAGCAATAGCTAGTTTAGTGGCAACTGCACTTGCCGCACCGCAAGAAAACCACGAAATAACCCTAGTCATGTAAGTAATTCAAGTGTCTGAGAGAGTAATGATTCTTCAGTAATCCCATATTCCCTTTCAAATCGCTTACGCCCCATTCCGTGAATACTGGTATTTGAGCCTCGGTGATGATAGGGGCAGAGTCCGATAACAGGGGCAGCACTTCTCTTACCAGCTCGTCTAATGTGATGGATTTCTGCTGGAGTTCCCTCAGAGCCGAGATGCCGACATAATGAGCATCCCAATTCAGCAACTTTTCTGTAGTGTTCTTTTTCATTTTTGGTCATAACTTGACATAATTAAACAACGATTTAGGAACATCATAGTAAGCCTCATGCTTAGTATCGTCTTTCATCTCAACAGTTTCGTGAGTTAAGGTTTTGTCCCCAAATATCCAATAGGCATGGCTCAAGTCTTTTGTAAGGGCAAAAAATAAGGTATTAGGCACTTCAAGCATATGTTTTTTGCGTACTGGTACATGAATAGTATTAAATGGACATGG